AGAAGACTATTCATAGTAGGGAAAATTTGAAGATCAAGAAGGTCTTCAATAATCTCACGACGCTGACCACCAGGAAGCTGCATAAACGGCTGGAAAGTGGCGGACCCAAGTACAACCACCTGACAGAAACTTTTATGATTAACCTTTAGGATTTGCTTCTCTAAAATTTCCTGATAATCTTTCATCTCAGCTGACTGATTGAGAATCGTTCCATTCATATAAACCTCAAACACCGTGGGCTTAATACCACGAATGATCTTATATTTGTTCAGACCAATATCAAACTCAACCTCCACAACCAAACCCTTTTGAGTGATCGTATTAATCAGCTGAGGCTTATTAATCTTACGGAAAGGTTTACCGAACAAAACGAATGAAAGAGCATCGAGAATGGTAGACTTACCAGCGCCGTTCTCACCAACAATAAGAGTGGTGTTTGTTTTATTAAGTTCAATCTCTGTAAACAAATTTCCTGTTGACAGTAGATTTTTCCACCTGATTTTTTTAAATAGAATCATTCAAACTGCACCACTTTAACATTAGCCTTGATCGCTTTTCTGATCATATCATCAGTACCTGTTTCGCCCGGAAAAGCGATTACAACATCCGGATCCCACTTGAGCATCGCTGAGTTTCGCATAGGACCAGCTGCTCTTCCATTATTTTTCCAGTCGGCACGAGTTTCGTGATTAGTAATACCACGTTTCTCTGCCCATGTTTTAGCAATGAAGTCAGCGCCAACAGCACCGCCCTGCATTAATTCGGTGATTGGTGTCGCAGCATGGAACTCGTCAAGCTTAAGGAAAACGTTAACAACGTTTTTGTATTTACGACCACCACAAACGATAACTTTCATTCTAACGTCAAAGCCTCTGAGTAAAGATCAGAAATTCTTTTCTGAAGCTTATCCTTGCTAATATTTTTCAGGTCGTACGTTTCAATGTACTTTTTGAAAATGTCAAGCGTAGATTCGGCTTCGTTGATAATGTCATCATCATCTTCAAGCATAAGATTCAGATGATCTTCAACAATCTGAATTTCTATAGGATTTTCTGATTCGATATTTTCAATAAATTTGTCGAACCAGATAGGATTGCTCTTCTCTGTTACAATAACCTTGAGGATGCTACCTTTGAACTGCGAGTAGTCCACTACATTGTTCAGGAAATTTTCATCAGCATCATTGTACCAAACTTTTTTAAACATTTTGTAGGGATTTTCAATAAAGGTTACTTCCCTCGTTTCCGTATCCAGAATATGAAATCCTCTAGGATCGTCATAATCAGACCAGGTAAACTCGCCGTGACTACCAAGATAAAAAATACTGCCATCAGAACTACGGTGATGGTAATGACCGCTAAGAACCATATCGAAGCGCCCAAAAGTGCTACGATCATCCCCATGTGAAACGATGCTACCGCGATACATCTCGAAACCTTGAATCTCAAGGTGTCCTGCACATACTGATGTAACGCTTCGTTGTACTGCTTCCAAAATTTGTTTTCTGTTGTCATCACATATCCAAGGTAATAAGAGTATAGGGAGATTATCGAATTGAACCGTTTCAGCGTAGCGATCATACACTGTAACGTTAGAGTATTTTCCTACGACGAGTTCTTGGAGCGCATTAACTTCGTTCGTATTTTTGAAATAGGTATCATGATTACCAGCGACAATATGAAGCCTGAGACCCATACCGCTAATGGGATCGAGAAAATCTCGACGTAGCCGAGTAGCAGTATTGAAATTAATATACTTTCTACGGTCAACGATATCTCCTAGATGTAATACAGTATCGATGCCTGTTTTTTCGATATAAGGAAAGAATACATTATCAAGAAACTTCTTTGAATTGTCAAGGAAAGCTGTCGAGTCGTTTCTAATTCCCCAATGAGTGTCAGTAATAATAGCAATTTTCATTATGACAATCTACGAGTATTCGCCTTCACGGGCTTCTGTAATTTAATTACTGCTGCTGTGGTATAATCACGGATAGCCTCGAGCCTCATCATATAATTGGTCTGCTCGTTTTCTCGAATATCCTTATTCGATAACTTATCCACTATATCTACAACATTGATTGGCACTAGATGTAAATTCTTTATCATAATATTACTCTCCGGAAAATTTTTCTACTCCAGTTACTTTACTACTTTTCTTTACTTTTGTCAACTTGTTTTCATAGCTCCTTACGACATCTGCTGAGTACTCATTAGAACCCAACTGTATATTAGAATCTCCTTCCCATAGTTCGTTCATAAGGAAGCTGTTTTCGAAATTTTTATGCTTGATATAAGTCTGCTTCTTTTCCTTATGAATACGACGGATGAATGCATTCCAAGCGATCTGAGTAAAGTAAGCGAACGGATTGTTCGTTTTGTTAGGGTCGAAGTTTGACACAGCTGAAATACAATCAATCATTGCATCGCCAATCATATCTTCTTTGTATGTGTACCCTGAGAAGTTAGGCTTCTTAGCCAAGTTTTTACAAATTAAATCAATAGCTTTACCAATGTAGTTTGGCACTTGTGGACGTTGTTTCCCTTCCTCCTCAGCTTGTAATAGAATCACACGGTAAGCTACCATGTTTTCGTAGAGGTCTTTGTTATTAATATAATTTCTTGGCTTACGCATAAAATAATTCCCTTGCTATTTCTGTCAATTTTAGTATAATCACTATGTGGTGTTTGAATATAGTCTATATGGTCATTGACACTGTATAGATCTTATACTCAAACTTCTCTTCGTTGTATGTTTTAATACGTTCCATAAAATGCAAGAGCGTATAGTTTTTCTTAGATTTCCAAGACATATCATCAGCAATATCATAAAGGGTCGACTCAGTTTTAGTCTCTGACTTTCTCAGTCCTCTACCAATTGACTGAAGATTTCTGATCCTAGACTTAGATGGCGAAGCGAATATCACATTATGAAGATTTTTAATATTGATACCTGTAGAGAATGTACCGAACGAAGCAACGATAATAGCATTAGGTTCCGTCTCAACAATCTTTCTAATTTCTTCTCTTTCATCACCACTTACAGAACCAAAAACGAAAAATACCTTACGGTCCTTAGCTTCCTTACTGATAATATCATGAAGTATTTTACCGTGTTTCTCAACAAACTGGAACAGCAATAGAGTGTTACCTTCCAATGATAAGGCTAAATTTTTGATGAACTTGTTTCTTGATTCAAGACGAACAATATAATCAATCTCATCTTGATAGTCCATCTTGACGATTAGTTTTCGAACTTCTTCTTCATAAGAAAGAACGATAGCTTTAATTTTAAAATCAGAAAGGTGTTTTTGTTCAATAAGTTCTGATGTTGTAGTAACTCGCTTAATGGATCCGAACAATCCCTCAAGTACGAGTTTGTGAGTTTGAGTGCCATCCAAGGTGCCAGTAAAACCAAAACGATAGCGACAAGTATCAAGCATACTAAGAATAGAAGTGAGTGACTTAGCTTTAAATAAATGAGCTTCATCACCTATGACCACATCAAATTGTTCGAAATAGCTTTTAGGCATCTTGTAAATCGATTGCCAGGTTGAGATAGTGACTTGTTTATTCGAATGTTTATCTTGACCTGCATAGATTCTATGAACAAACTTATCAGATTGAAAACCATAGTCGGCAAAATCAGAAGCAAGTTGACTAACCAAAGAAGTAGTTGGAACGATAATAAGAGTACGAGCATTGTAGTATCTCATCAAAAGATAAATGATGAACGACTTTCCTGAAGCCGTTGGCGAAAGTAGGAGAGCTCTACGTTCACGTACTGCATGGACAAAGGCGTTGAGCTGGTAGTCTCTTGGCATCATTGTAGGATTAAGAGATTCAACAAATTCCTTAGCTTCCTTTAATGAAAATTCATTAGAAGCTAGTTCAGGATCAAGCTCTAATTCATATTCACGAGCTTTACAAAACTCTTCTACATAACGATTTAACCCACCATAAAGCTGGCAGGTCATCGTGTTAAGCAATCTAATTTTACCGTCCCAAAATTTGTTACGATAAGAAGGCATAAACTTAGCGCCTGGAACATCGAATGTAAAAAATTCAGCAAGTTCCATAATGATTGAAGGTTCAGCAATAATCTTGTTGTAAACTTCATCTAGCTTTTTAATATAAATTTTTTCCATTAATTACCCATTGTAAATCTTTGCCATTCAATAGCAGCCTTAATTTGAAAACCTCTATTAACTAAGCTTTTAATAATTGATTCGAGAAATTCAACTTTCTCTTGTTGATAACCGATTTTAAGATTCATCTTAATAATATCATCATCAGCATCCATATACATAGGTATGTCAGCTTTTAGAATCATACCTTTGGGAGGCATCTCCCAACCCTTAGCTCGAGTTTCGTCATTTGGACCTTGAGAAAAAAATTCATATTTTTCAAGTTTGAGTTTTTTAAGTTCCGAGGTAAACTTAAGAAGCTTGAGACGTTCTTGAGCGAATATCTGATAATACTTGTGATGTAATTTTGGAATTTTAATAGACTCTTCGCCTAGCTCCGTTGGGTCGATTTTAGAGTCGCCTTCCCACATGTTCATAATTTCATCGATTTGCATATCTACTCTCTACCTAAGATCAATTATTTACTATACCCTAGATCTATTTAATTGTCAACTAAATTTTAGTAATATTATAGTAGGTATATTTAAAAGTAGCTGAGGCTGTAATGTAATTTACATTTTCGTCAACAGTGTTGAACACAAGCGATGACAGAGATACTGGAAATGCGTCAGTATATGTGATATCGAAGTTTGGTTGTTTAACGCTTGACATTACAAGAACTGTAATATCAGAATAGATACCATCGCCTGTATAAGATGGTTTGTTTTGAATATCTGCATACTGCTTGAAACTCTCTGGTTTACCAAGAGCAACTAGCCAATTATGAATTTCAAGATAGTTGGTTAGGTCTTCATCAACAGCGAATGAAACTTCAAGAGTTCCGTAACTCAGATGCTCGCCAGGAATAGGTGTGTTGACAAATGGATTAGTTGGTTCTGGGCTTGACAGAGTAATGTCAGGGATGTTTACCTTTTGAATAAAAAAGTTAACATTAGGTGCTTTCTTAATTTGAAAACGAAAATTAAGAGGCGAAAGAAAGTTTTTATTTGTAGGTGTATTATCAATGGCTGTCATTTATTTCCTCCATACTCACCTATTTATCTAATGAAAAAGGGAGAGAGCCGAAGCCCTCTCCCTGAGTAAGTTCAGTTACCTGAATCTTATTCTTACATAAGGTTGTTTACGATAACACGACGGTAGTAAACGTTAGTGTTGATAGTAACAGCACCAGCGCCAGCAGTAAGACCCTGAGCGAATGGGTTAGCAACCATACCGTAACGGGTCTTGAAGCCCACCTTTGGCTGGAACGTTGCCTGATCAACTGCGCGTACCATCTGTAGAGGAACATATGGGCAGTAGAATAGACCAGCGTCGAATGCTGAAGAACCCTTATAACCGATAGTTAGATAGTTACCACCGATAGCATATGGGTCGATATAAACACGAAGGCGACCGTTAAGAACACCAGCGAAGGTGTTACCAGTGTCGTCTACCTGAAGATTGTTGCTGTTAAGAGCAGGGGTGTAGTCAAGAACACCAGCCATCTGTAGAGCTGACGCAACGTCAGAAGAACAGATAACGATGTTACCCTTACCACGACGGGTCTGCTTAGCAATCTGGTTAGCTTCGCGTTCCAGCTGGAACATAAGACCCTTGAACTTTTCAACTGACCAACGACCGTTTGAGTCAGTGTCAAGATCGAATACACCAGCAGTAGTTGTATTTTCCTGAGCACCAGTAACAGCAGTGATGTTGATAGTACGAACAACTTCACGGTTGATTTCCGCAAGGATTTCAGCTGAAAGGATGTTTGAAAGTTCTGTCTCAGCGTCAAGACCGTGAATAGCCTTAAGGTCCTGAGCAAGTTCCATGGTGTACTCAGCCTTTAGAGCACGAGTCTTAGCTTCTACGGCTACCTTTTCGATGCTGAAAGCCATCTGAGGGAAAGCAGTATTGCTGTCAGAGCCAAGAGCTTCGCCCTGTGCACGAGACATACCAGCACCAGTGTTATAGGTGTTAACAGCTGTAAGTGGTGAGGTGTTAGTTGCACCAGGAATGGTACCAACAAACTTATTACCGAATGTGTTAGCACCAGAAACAACTGATGAGAATGAAGTATTTACTTCGTTGTAGAAAGTTTCATCACCAGCCTGGTTAGCATAGCGTGAACGCATTGCGAAGATAAGACCAG